AGTACGAGGCTGACAAGCTGCGGGCGATCCGCGCCCAGGGCGGCTCTGAAGTCTATATGATGCTTACAGAAGTTAAGTGTCGGGCAGCTGAGAGCTGGCTCCGCGATATCCTTATGGATAGCGGCACTCCTCCGTGGGATCTACACGCGACACCTATCCCTGACTTGTCTGAGGGCCACAACGAAGAGATCCAGTCTGCGTTTGCTGAGCAGATCATCGCGATGATCGAGGCGACAGGTCAGGCTCCTAACCAGACGGAAGTCCTAGAGTTGAAAGAGATGGCCGCACAGCAGCTGCGGTTTAAGATGCTTCAGGCGGCGCAGAACCGCGTCGACAAGATGAAGATCAAGATCGAGGACCAGTTCGCTCAGGGCGGCTGGGCCGAAGCATTTAACGAGTTTATCACTGATCTGGTTACCTTCCCCTGCGCGTTCGTCAAGGGTCCGGTGGTGCGCAGACAGCGCCATCTTGAGTGGTCCAAGACCCCCGAAGGGGCAACGACAGTTACATCGGGTGAGCGGCTAGCGCCTGAGTTCGAGCGGGTAGACCCCTTCAAGATCTACCCTGAGCCTGGGATCACAAGGATCAACGACGGGTATTTGTTCGAGCATCACAAGCTGAGCCGCTCTGAGATGTCTGATCTTATCGGCGTGCCGAACTACGACGATGATGCTATTCGTAAGGTGCTTGACCTCGGGCCTAACCAGTCATGGATTCAAGAACACATCGAGCAGGAGCGCGAGGAGGAAGAGCGGAAGTTCTACACCGAGATGCGCCCCACCGACATGTTCGACATCCTGGAGTTCTGGGGTAAGGTGAGCGGCGCTATGCTCCGTGAGTGGGGCATGACTGAGGATGAGATCCCCGACAAAGCCCGTGAGTACGACGCCAATGTGTGGCTTGCTGGTAATTATGTGATCAAAGCGGTACTCAACTACGACCCGCTTGGCGAGAAGCCCTACACGAAAACATCGTTCATCAAGTCCCCCGGAGCGTTCTGGGGTCGCGGCATTCCTGAGATCATCGAAGACCTTCAGGGGGTGTGCAACGCAGCAGCCCGTGCTCTTGTTAACAACATGGGTATCGCCTCTGGCCCGCAGGTCGAAGTGAACCTTGAGCGTATCCCGCCCAACGAAGACATCACGCAGATGTACCCCTGGAAGATCTGGCAGGTTACGAACGACCCGCTAGGCTCTTCTGCCCCGGCTGTTAGGTTCAACCAACCTAACGATAACGCTAATACGCTTATGGCTGTCTACGAAAGATTCAGCCGTCTGGCCGACGACCACTCGGGTATCCCTGCCTACATCTACGGCGACACTGACGTTAAAGGTGCGGGCCGCACAGCCTCTGGTCTGTCCATGCTCATGGGTTCTGCTGGTAAGGGCATCCGCCAAGTCGTCATGCATATCGACAACGATGTTATTAAACCCATCGTTCACCGGCAGTTTGTTTACAACATGCGCTACGACGAGGACGAGTCGATCAAGGGTGATGCCGAAGTGATTGCCCGAGGCGCTGTTAACCTCGCTGTTAAAGAGACCACAAATATCCGCCGCGTTGAGTTCCTTAACGCTACCGGTAACGAGATCGATATGCAGATCATGGGGCCTGAAGGTCGCGCTGCTATCCTCCGTGAGATTGCCAAGGGGCTACAGATGCCGGTCGATGAGATCATCCCGTCGCGGGAGAAACTCTCATACAAGACCAAGCTCCAGATCGCAGCTGAAGCTGCTCAGCCCCAACAGCCTTCCGCACCGCAAGCTCTTGATGCAGCTGGGAACCCGGCAGGTGGCGCAGAGTCCGCCACGGTTAGGAACCAGCAGACAGGAGGAGCGGCATGATCCGTCCTGACGCGGAAACCCTTCGAGTCGTAGCTGCTGTTGCTGTCCAACACCCTGCCTTCGTTGAATGGTTGGGAGAGTGGCGACAACGTGAACTTGAGCAGTTACCTCATGTTACAACCCAGATGGCCACAGCACAGGGGCGCTGCCAAGTCTTGACTGAGTTGTATAAACTGTGTACCCAAGCCCCTAAGTTGCCAGCACAACCCCCCAGGGGTAGCTGACGTTTAACCACGCATACCGAGAAGGAGCGTAATACATGGCCGTACCTGAACAGATTCGTAAGCAATCTGAGGCTGTCGCGAGACTGTACGAAGATCTGAACCCCGAGACCCCGGCTTCGGAAGAAGGTGGGCAAGCTCAGGAAGAACTTCCTGTTACCGCAGCCGACAACGATGAAGAGTCTGATCAGCAGCCCGAGTCTAATGAGCGCGGACAATCGGGCACCAACGACGAGACTGCATACGAGCATCGCTACCGCACCCTGCAAGGGATGTACAACGCTGATACTGCACGGCTTCGGGCAGAGAATCAGCAGCTCAACGAACGCCTTAACAGCATGGAAGAATTGCTGTCTAGTATGAGCACCCAGAGCACTGTCTCTTCGGAGCAGCCTGCCGAGGTCACTAAGCTTATTACAGACAACGATCTTGAGGAGTACGGTGATTCTATCGACGTTATGCGTCGTGTCACGCGGGAGGAGGTCTCCTCCGTCTCGCAGAAGATCGCCGACATGGAGCGTATGCTCCAGCAGCTACAGACTAGCGTAGTTCCTCGGGTTGAGCAGGTCGCTCACCGCCAAGCTGCTAGCGCAGAGCAAGCGTTTTGGTCTGACCTTACGCGGGCCGTACCCGCGTGGAAGGAGATCAACGACAACCCACAGTTCCATGAGTGGCTACTTGAGGTCGATCCACTGTCTGGCATGTCTAGGCAGGACCATCTTGCGAGTGCTCAGCAGAACTTGGATGCGAACCGCGTTGCTGCATTCTTCTCTACGTGGGAAACCCAGAATGGCCAAGCTAGTGCTCAGCCCAATCGGACCGCTTCTGACGAACTCCAGAAACAGGTTGCCCCAGGCAAAGGTCGCTCAGGCGGCTCTGCAGCTCAGGGTAGCAATGTTAAAACGTACTCACCTGCCGACATCAAGAAGTTCTTCGACGATGTGCGTAAGGGTGTTTACAAAGGACGTGAAGCAGAGCGGGACAAAATCGAACGCGACATCTTCGCTGCACAAGGCGAGGGTCGCATTGTCATGAACGGTTAAATGGAGCTAGGAAATGGCTTTCCCCGTTGCCTCTGGTCGCCCTGACTACTCGGGTAACTTTATCCCCGAGATCTGGTCGTCTAAACTTATCACGAACTTCTACGACGCCACTGTGCTTGCTGCTATCAGCAACACCGACTATACAAACTAACCTTTGTAGTCGTTAAACCCTGTGAATTGCGGGAAACTCTGCTGCGAAGCAGACAATCCGCAGCCAAGCCCCGGAGGGGGAAGGTTCAGAGACTAGGGGTTTAAGTTTGATCTTCCGGCCTAGTGCCTATAGCGGAGATGAAAATGGATAGTAGAACTACCGGAGCTTTGCTCGGGATGATCGCTGGCGACGCATATGTAAATGTGCGGCAAAAGATGCAATCGGGTAAGTACCCATACACAAGCAGTGAGATGCAGGTATTACACGGTTCGCAGCAGCGAGCATATTGCGAGTTTAAGTGCGACCTAGCCAACAGACTCCTGAACAGGAACTCTACGGTTAGACGCGGGAAGAACGGCCCCGGTAGGAAGTACGATGCTTACAGGTTCACTGTGTCGCATCCGTATTTCAAAGTACTACGCCGTTGGTGTTACCCAAACGGGAAGAAAACGTTCAACCAAGTCTGGTTGGACCATCTGACCCCGGAGGGAGTTGCGTTGTGGTACATGGACGATGGCCACGCCCGACGCAACATAAACGCCAAAGGTCGTATATCTTCTGTTTCTACTAACCTAGCGACATGCTGCACCGACGCGGAAGCCGAACTTATCTGTAGATGGTTTTCCGACGTGCATAAGATTAGGTTTACAACCTTCCCCGAAGGTAGTGGCCGGTCTTTGCGAGCCAACACCGAGAACTCACGGTTGTTTGCGCATCTGGTTCAGCCGTATGTTATAGAGCCTATGCTCTATAAGCTGTCACATGTCGCGGACTTAAACTCCCACGAGTGCAGGGCACCCATAGCTTCTTGTGCTTCGCCTGACTGCCAGAACCCGATCTTTGACATACGTCGTAAGGGTCTATGTTCGGCATGTTATTCTAGGCGATATTACCGACAGGTTCGCAAGAAACGGGTGATGAGATAGTCCGACCTACTGGGCGACCAGTAGAAGTAGTGGATAAAGAGCCGCTACGGTAACATCGCTGGAAGGCGAAATCCGCAACCAGGGTGATACGGTCAACATCCGTACGCAGCCGAACATCACGAT